CTAGGTTTGGTACTGATTGCATAAGTCCTAACAAAGTTTCTTTTTTATTACCAGGCCAGAAAGCATACTCTGATATATGCAAATTGTTAAATGTATCACTTCTTCCTATACCATCTGCACCTGCTGTCATACACTTTATTTTGCTCTTTAATCCAGTTCCTTCATAATTATCAAATATAAGTTCTTTTGCATTACTAGCTTTCTTACTAGGTTTCATTTCACTAGGCAAGTTATCATATATTCTTTTGCTCATATTGAATAGATTGGATGTTGAATCTTCTTTATGTGCTACTATACCAGTATTTATATTCCACTTAGTTGCTGTTTCTTTAAATAGGATTGATTCTACCAATGTACTAAATCCCATTTGTCTTGCTTTTAGTATTATTACTCTTACTGGTTTCTTTTCTTCTTTTTGCTTCTTTATGATGTCATATAACTTTTGTTGAGGTTTATTTAATTTAAAGTCTATTATGCTTCCTGATTTATCTCTTATCTTTACATACTTCTCTATATACTTTTTGGTATTAATATTCATCAATATCAGCTACTTCTTTTAAAGATTCCTCATAAGATAAATTCATGTTGCCTTCAATTTTTTCTGTAGGTTTTTCTCCTATGGTATCTCTTATTACTTCAAATGCTTTTATGTCACCATCAAGTGCTTTTGCAATCAATTCTAAACAAATTCTATTTTGTGTATCTCCTGTTTCTAACAATGTAACTAAATCCTCTTTTAACTGCTTTGTTCTTTTTCTACTTTCTACAGAGTTTTTACCACCTTTCGACAGCTCTTCCACAGTTAATTTATGTGCTTGTGGTATTAAATTCTTTTTGTTAGCCATTATATTTACCTCTTAAGTATTCATACCACTCATTATCATCATGTATCATACTATGGCATTTTTTACATAAGCATTGACCATTATTTATATCTGTTCTTCCTGTTATGCTATATTCCCATGGTATTATATGATGTGCTTCTAAATTTTCAGTAGAACCACATATATCACATTTCCCAACTTTCTTTACTTTTTTCTTCCACATTAAAACTTTGCTTGAGTTTCTATCATTGATTCTAAATCCTAATGATTCTCTAACCTCATCCATTGTTTCTGCATATTTAGATTTTAGTAACATTTTTAACATTATAGAAGCAGCATATTGTTTAGCTGGTGCATAATCACCTTTGTATATTTCTATAAGTTCTTCTATACTTGGCATTTATCCATCACATCCTATTTTTTAGAGTTTTGTTTCTCTTATCTTCTTAATACCAATCTTTTTTGATAATCCTTCTCTATTATTGGTCTACCTTTTGCATTTGTTACATATTTGTATTCACTATAGAATTGATCTATAAGATAGTATATTTCTAATATGTTTTTTTCATCTAACTTACCTTTAAATACTTCATCTATCATTTCACCTGTTATTGCACTAAATATTTCAAAATTATGTGCTTCTATCTTGTGTAATAGATTATGTGATGAACTCATTAGAACAGATACATTTCCTCTTTCTAACTTTCCACCTGCTCTTTTAGGTATTATTAAATGATGTGCTGTATATTGGTCTTTAGATGGTGAGAATCCCATGAAATCATAACCTAGTTCTTTTATTTTGTATTCGTTTATGATTATACTGGTAATCTTTCCCATCTATCTTCTCCTTACAGCAGCTATTATATTTAGGGCATAATATGCACTTAGGATATTTCATACAATATTTGATATTTTTTGTGTCATATTTCCCCATACTTATTCTCCATAATAAAAAGCAGTTATTACACTGCTTCTCAAGAAGGTAAATGAGATTTTAGTGGCTTCTTATAATCTCACAATACAATAATATTACTACTTATGTCCTATCTTGTCCTATTTTTTGATATATATGATGACATTGACTCTTTGAATATCCTACTAATTGTCCTATCTTCCAGAAGGGCATTGGTTTATTATGGATTCTTAGATATTCTTTGTCATTTCTTAGATCATATATCCTACGTTCTAAAGTATTGTATTCGTTACGTATTTTTAATTCCCCTTCTATGTATTCTATTAAGTTTTTCATTTCTTTTCTAATGTACTTTAATTCTTTTTCTACTTCTTCTAATTGAATCACGTATTCTAAGTTTTTATCTACTCTTTTTGTTGATGGTATCTTTTCTGGTTCTATTGATATTCCTTTAGGTAATACTAAGCTCTTAATGTTCTCTATTCTGTTTAATAAATAACGTTCCCTGTTCTCATACTTCTTTAGTTGTTCTTCTGCATCTTTTATTTGTCATCATCTCCAGCTGCTAGTAATACTACTATCATAAATCCATTTATCCATCCTAATATTAATCCTATAAAGAATCCTATCATTTTTTCTTCACCAACCTTTTGCCACTATTTGCCACTTCTTTGCCACTATGTTTTGCTTGTAGTTCAGTATATTCAGGATGTTTTAATACTAATAATGTCATATCTTCTAGTGGTACATCTTCATACTCATAAGTTCCATCTTTTGTCTTAATCTTTATGTTGTAATTCCATTTATATTGTTCTTTCATTTATTCCTCCTCTATATCTTCAACTTTCAATATTTTATAACTCCAACCTCCACCTTGCATAGCAAAATCACTTGCTATAACAAATGCTTCTTCTTCACTTTTTGCTTCTATATCATCATAAGTTTCTTCAAGTATTACTTCTATCTTATATTTTTTCATTTATTCTCCTTTTTAACCATAATCAATATAATCGTTAAGATTATTATTGCTATTATTGTAAAAATATCATCTAATGTTATTACTATCATTTATTCTTTCTCTCCATATATGCAATAATTTTTTTCAAAAGTAAAACCCTCAACCCAAGTTCCACCTGCTTCTACACATTTGTCTTTTTCTTTTGTTTCTATCGATACTATTAGAATAATAGCACCTATAATAGTAAGCAATACTGAGCCAAAAACACCAATACCTTTGATTATGTCTATTATATCTTCTTTCATTTATTATCCTCTAAATAATCTATTATTTCATTGATTTTATCTATTATTTGTAATTTTTGCTCATAATCAAATGTAAAGCCATTTATCTCAAATTCTCCATCTTCATTAGTTATTACATAATCTATCTTTTCTATCTTCTTATCTTCTATTCTAGGCAATCCAAGACTTTCTCTTATATCGTTTAATGTTTTGGGTTTATCTTCTTCTATTATTTCTACTTCCATTATTCTTCACCTAATCTTTCACATATACACTTTTGATAATCATTTGTATTGCTATTTGTGTTACCAGTTGTTATCGTATATATCCCTATTACTAACATTATACTGAAAGCAATTAGACATATTATTGCATAAATTCCAAATATTATTTCTTCAATATCCATAATCATTTCTCCTCTACCTTTTCTACCAAATCAAGTGGTTCTAAAAAATCTCTAAATACTTCCGCCATTAAATGCCAAGCAACATAACCTTGTGGGAAAGTAAATATTCTAGTTTCTTTGTTGTAATAATCATCTAAACAAAAATCATATTGCATTTTTGCTTTTTTATTAACCAAATCAAAATTAACATTTTCTTTTAATTTATATTTCATTATTCCATCCTAATTCCTCTACTTGTTTATTTATAGCTTGTAGTTCTTCTAATGTTATATTTATATAAGTTCGTTTTTCTAAATAAATTCTTGTTTTTCTTATTTCTTTATTATTAAAATCAAAGTCATTGTTATATATAATTATTTCATCACAAGGATATGACACACTATAACTTTTATGGCAAACTATTCCCTGTGGCGTTCTATGATATTTATATCCTAACTTTTCAAACATCTCTCGTGCTGTCATCAGTTTCACCTACTTTATCTAATATTTCTAAAATATTTTCTATATCCATTTCATAAAATTGTTGATTTCTATGAACTTGCTTTGTTATATATTCTCTTGCTTCTTTTTTAATTTGTCTTTCAAATGCTAGTTTTTTATCGTACTCAATTTTTAATTTATCTATATATTTATCTTGTTCTACAAGTTCTTTTCGTGTATCTTCTAATTTAAGTTTTTGAAGCTCTAATTCTTTATTTAGTCTTTCTATTTCTTTATCTTTAACTTTGTTATCATTAAATAAATCAAACGGATTGATTGTTTCTTTAAATACAACAAAATCGTAATAATCAGGATATTCATTTGTTTGAAAACAAGCATTTGGTTTAGCATATTCTATTATCTCTATTAAATCATCACTTATTTTGTTTATTGCTTTCACTCTTTATCACCTTCTTTTAGTAATAAATCTAATGCTCCATTTATAATTGCTTTTGTTTCTTTATTTTCTACTTGTACTAGCATTTGCTTCAAATACCAATTTGTTTTATCTATGATATTATTTAGGCTTTTATTTTCTTTTATTAATTTTTCGCATTTATCTAACAACCTACCATAATCGTCATACTTTACTAAACCATCTTTAATATATACAATATGTTCACTCACTCTTTATCACTCTTTTCTAATTCTTTTATGTATTTATATATCTTGTAATATATGTGTCTTTTATCAAACTTGAAGTCATTTTTGTCCATATCTAGAACAACAGGTATATTTGCTTGTAAGTATTCTATAACTTCTTCCCTTAAAGACTTAATATCATCCATATTATCTCTTTCCATAATGGTATGTTCTCCTCCAAATCAACATCTTTTGTATGACTTCTAAATAAACCCATACGATACAAGTTATTATGTCCTCTCCACTCTCTTACGTATGATTCAAACGTTCTTGTTACTTTTAATTTTCTTAAATGTCTTTCTCTCATTATTTGCATTACTTCAAGACCTATATCTTCACATTTGTAGCTATCTTCTACGTGTGTATTGTTTTCTGTATATGTTACTTTCATAATCTATAACCTAACGCAAACAATAATGATTCAGCTTCATCTGGTTTAATTAATATTGGTGTGCCTCGTTTAGCACATTTCTTTAGTTTTTCTATAATTTCCTTCATCATTAACCCTTTCTATTAGCTTCATAAGTTTTATACAAAGTCTAATCATATCTTCTCGTGTCATAACGTAATGCTTTTTATTATTGTGTTCTTCAAAGTTAGTTTTTATTAAAACTTTATTTAGTTCATCTTTTATCGTTTGTATATCCATTTGTTCCTCCTTAATAAATCTTCCTTATTAAATTCTCCAAATAGTTCACGATTCATATCTAGTAATTTATCTTGCCAGTAGTCTTTGTTAGAGTGTACTTTTCTGTGACAAGCATCACATAATCTCATAAGGTTCTCTTTTTTAGTTAGTCCACCTTGTGATCTGTATAGGATGTGATGGTTGTGTAATCCATACGTTCCACCACATAACCTACACCACTTCTCTCTTTCTACTAATTCTTTGTAAACATCTTTATCTTTCATAATTAACCTTCTTCATATAAGAACAACACTTTCTTTCTATTCTTACCTGCACCTCTTTTTGCATAAGTAGGACTCATATAAAAATCTATTGTTCTTATTTTTACATTTAGATATTTTGCTAACTGATATTTAGTTCCATCTGTTAGCCATTTATCACCTTTATATAACGCATATATCCTGGTCATATATTCTCCTTCTTCATTACTACTACCATTGATGGAAAAGGTGCTGCCTGTTTACCATCATTAAATTTTAATCTGCCTTTTATAAATCTAATCTCGTGATGCTTATATATCCAGTTATGAAACCATTTTGTATCTGTTCGTGCTGGTAATAGCATCACTACCATTGTTCCTTGCTTATTTTCATTAAATGCTTTTTCTACCCATTTAGATATTTCTCTGCCATAGGGAGGATTACAAAAAACTACCCCCCCCCACTTTTGTTCTAGTCCATTATCTTCTTTGGTGTAATATTTGCTGCATTTATGGTTTTCATCAGTAGCACAAGGATCAAGAGTAAAATTAAATTCTTTATTTAGTTCTTTAAAAAAATCTTTTGGTGTTGCCCACTCATCTGTGTTGCTACTCATCAATCCTTTGTTTATCATTTTTTCTCCTAGTAAAAAGGTAATTCTTCTGGATCAATTTCTATTTCTTTTGCAGCAGGTATACTTGACTTACCAGATGAAAAATCTTCTGGTTTAATATCAAAGTTATCTACTTCCTTAGCATCTGTTTCTTTTACTTCTAATGCTTCTATGCTGCTTATTAATATTTCCTGGATGTTATATGTCTTACCTTCCTGGTTAGTGTATGGTCTTACTTGTATCGAACCATCTGCTACTACTAATCCTTTTAAGTCTTTAGCTTTTACTGCTAACTTACCAAAAGACTTAACTTTGATATCATCTATCGTGTATTCAAGTATTTCCAGATTCTTTTGACTCATTTTTAGCTCGTTACTATTATCTATCGTTCCAATCAATATTACTTTCTTCATTGTTTTCCTCTTTCTCCTTAATCTCATCTTTTAAATGTTCTATTTCTCTTAATAAGTCCTCTATAAGAACTTCTATGTTTTCTTTAGGTACATATACTTGTTTACCTTTTTTCTTTATGTATTCTCTTGTGTAATAGGTTCTTGTTGCTTCTTCTACTTCAATATAAATCTCACTATCTAGCCACATACCTTTAATCCCTTATAGTTATTCTCAAACTTCCTTTTCTGTTTATCTCTTTTACGTTGCACTCTCTATAAATATCTGGATATTTCTCCCATAACATATCTTTATCTATGTCATAGCTTGTTGTATCCTCTCCTAATGATATCTTTATCTTCTTATTGTTAGATTCATATCCTGTTATGTTATTTGCTCTCATTACTTCTTCTAGTTTTGCTTTCATTTCCTTAGATGCTGCTTCTAGTTCTTTTTTCTTTGTTTCTAATTCTATGATCTTGTCTTGCATCTGTTGTGCTACTATTAAGCTTCCTTCTTTTGCTTCTACTAAAGATGTTCCCTGTTCTTTGTCTTTATCTAAATATTCAAGTAATCCCATTATTCTTTACCCTCACTTTTTCTTAATGCTTTAATTGCATTATCTAATTGATTTATTGTCATTTCTGATGTTGAAGATACTTTGTAATATGCCTTTACTTTCTCCATATCAGCACCTTTTTCTTCTACTAAATGATTCAATTCGTTCATAAGTTTTAATTTTTCTTCTTCATCTTCTTCACTATCACTATCATTGACATCATCTATTAAAAACAATCCATTTAGTGCATACTTTCTTGCATAACTAGATGCTGCACCAGTTATTTGGCTTCCATCCATACCTTTTTTTGTTTCTTCTTCTCTTGCATAAGCTGTGTTTTCAATTGTTTCTAATCCATTTGTAATGATTGCTGTTGCCTTTATGTAATATCTATCTCCTATGTTTACTAAATCATCAGTTAATCTTAAAACTAATTTTCTATCTTTTAATAAAGGTTTAACTGCTTCTAAAATATCTTCACAACTTCTATAGTTATATCCACCAAAATTATTTCTTTGATTCTTTGGTGCTTTTAATTTATTTTGTATTTCTAATAACTTTGTATTTAATTTCATTGATTCTTCAATGTTCATCTCTTTTTCCATTTTTTATCTCCTCCTATAAACTGATACCATTTTATTTGTCCACTCACATTTTTTCTTTCCTACTGGTTCTACTATTCCTTCTATTGATAATTCAGTAAGTCTTGGTGCTGTGTAGTTTCTTTCGTTTGTTGGTATTAACTCTCTCATATACATCTCTTGTGCTATTTCTTTAGCTGTCATTTCTTTATCTCCTAATACTTCAAGTATTTGGTTATATCTCATCTGTTTGTTTACTTCTTGTTCTGCTTGTGATCTTGTTTCTAGTGTTACGTTTTGCCCTGGTAGTCTTTCTATCATTTTTCTTGGCCTCCTCATCATAATCTTTAAGTGCTAGATCTAGTTGTTCTTGTAAACGTTTATTCTCTTTTTCAAGTTCTTTATATGCTTGATTAAGCTTTCTATATCTTTCTTCTTTTAAGAAGTTCTCTCGTGAATAATAATCACGTTCTTTTTTAGTTTCTTTATAATCGTTATAAATATCTTTAAAAAACATAATTCTATTTGAAGCTATTCAATATCTCTTGAAATTCTTGTCTATCTTTATCTGTTATTGGTGGTAATGCTTCGTATTCCTTTCTTAGTCTTACTGATGTCTTTGCCATTTCACACGCATCAGTTAATTGTTTAACACTAGGTAATCTATCGTATGATGTTGCTACATTATCTACTGCTTCCATAAATACATCTTCTTCATATTCTTTAAAGTATCTATAAAGCAACTTAAGTTCTGTTTCTTCATACTTTCTATTAAAAGCAAGTCCTAGCCCTTGCATCATTGTTTTATAATTCTCAAAAGTCATCTTTATCTCCTGTACTCGTATTTATCAAAAATGCTTAAATCTATTTCTTCTTTTTTAGAATCTCTCTCCCATGTAATAACTTTCTGTTTCCAGTTCTTAACTTCGTTACCTTTAGAGTCTTTCCAATCTCCAGCTTCATAAAAGTCATAAAACTTTTTAGCATCTATGCTATTCTTTCTTTCCTTGCAATATTTTTCTATTTCTTCTAAAGTTGGTTTTTTAAATTCTTTCTTTATATATTTCTTTTTATTATTAATATTTATATTATTAGTAGTTATATTATTCTCTTTAGCATTTTCTAAATACCCCTCTTTAGGATTCTTAATACCCCTATCATCATTTTCTAAATACCTATTTAATTTATTAAATACCTCTGGATAAGGTGGTTTCTTAATCCTAATAAGTCTTTCAGTTATTTCTTTCCCTTTATAGTTGTATGTAATATCTAAATAACCTTTCTTCTGTAATTGATTAATAATTTGAGATACTCGACCATTAGTTAGTTTAAAGAAGTCTGCAAAGTATTTATTACTTGCATAGCAACCATTTTCTTCATCATCCAAACTATCAATCTCTACTAAAACTACTTTTTCTTGTAGTGATAACTCATCAGTTATCCATATCTCTCTTGGTATCCATATTCCTTTAAATTTTCTTTCTTCCATTAATTCCTCCTTCGTTGTCTTTTGAGGATTCTTATGGTATAATTAAAGAGTCCTCGTTATTGATTAATGAGTTAGACAAAATGTAAGTAATATCCATGCTATTATTCCTGGTGTAGATATTACTAATAGAAGTGCTATTTCCATTTCACGTTGTAGTACTTCTTTTATTTTGTCTTTTTTTGTTGGTTTTCTTAACTCTCTATCTATGTTGCTCATCATCCTCTTGTTTTCTTCTTCCATATTTTTCCATTTTGCTTGATTATGTATTGCCTCTAATATCTTGTTTTCTTCAATTCTTTCTTTCTTAGTTAATAATTCTTCGATCATTTCAATCCTAATTCCTTTCTTATCATCCAGGTTAATGCTAACTTTGTTCTGCATCCTGGTATTAAATATCCTTCCTTTTTCATTTTTTCTTGCACTTTACTGATTAACTCTAGTGCTTTTTGATATCCTATTTCAGGAATCATCTCTTGAATATCTTTAGCACTCATGTATTCTTTCATTTACCCTCCTGTTATATTACCTATTTAGGTAATAGCAATTATAAAAAAATATCTTCAAACTTACAATTTAGAATAGTCATTATTTTAATAACTTCATCTATTGTAAAAAGTCTTTCACCCCTTTCTTTAAAGCTATATGTTGTATTATCCATACCCAATATTTTAGATATTTCTTTTTGAGTATATCCTAATTCAACTCTCTTAGCTTTCAATCTAGGATACTTCACTATTTTCACCTCCTATATTTGTTACCAGTTCAGGTAACTTACAATACAATCTTATAACCTAATTAGGTAATTGTCAATAACTTTTATGTATAATTTTACATTTTTTCTTTTTTGTGGTAAAATATGTCCAAAGGTGATGCCAATGGAGAACAAGGAATATATTGACTTTACGTTGAATCAAACGATAGGAAATATAATTCGTAAAGAACGTGAAAAACAAAACTTAACTCTTGACCAACTTGCTAAAAAATCTGGTGTATCAAAACAAAACATTTATTATTATGAAATAGCACGTAACAGAGTTAAGTTAGATAAATTCTTAAAGATATGTGAAGCACTTGATCTTAATCCTAGTGAAATATTTGATAAAATTGCACTAGAATATATAAAAATGTCAAAGGGGATTTAATATGGTATATAAGGATGCACACAAAACAAAAGATGGTAGGTGCTATCATTTTGAAGTTATGATTGATGGTAAAAGATATCACTCTAAACGTTATTCAACACCTAAAGAAGCACGTGATGAAGAAGCTAAGTATATCTTGAATCATAAGAATATTAATCGTGTAAAATTCAGTATTGCTGCTGGATGTTTTTTTGATGAGATAAAGACTATTCGTAAATTATCGACTTATCAAACTTATATTGAGGTCTATCAAAAACACATATATCCATATTTTCACGATTTCTACTTAAATAGTATTAGTGTACTAGACTTAAAAAGCTTTCGTGAAAAGTGTCTTAAAATGAATTACAGCACACGTTACTTAAATAAGATAAACAATGTTCTTAATCTTATCCTGGATTATAGTGCTGCTAATTATGGTATACCTAATCTAAATAAAGCTCTAGGTAATTATCAGGAAAAGCATGATAAAGTTGTTAAAGAAAAGATACGTTATATGACTTATGATGAATATCTTAAGTTTATATCTGTTATAGATGATTTGACCTATAAAACTTTTTTCATGTTCTTATACCTAACTGGTTGTAGACTTGGTGAAGCACTTGCTTTGCGTTTCGAGGATTTGAAGGATGATTCTATTATTATTAATAAAACTCTTTATACCAAAATAAAAGGAACTTATACCATCACATCTACTAAAAACAATCTTAATAGAACTATAAAGATGGATAAATCCCTATCTAAACAATTAAATGAATATATTAATTATATGAAGTCTTATACTGATTATAGACCAGATTGGTTCTTATTTGGTGGATCACACTATTTAGCACCTACTACTATTAATCGTTATAAGCATAAATATTTTGAATTATCTGGTGTACGTGAGATAACTATCCATGAGTTTAGACACAGCCACGTATCACTATTAATAAATGAATATATTAAGTCTAGTAAAACAATAGATGCTAATTTATTCTTTCTACGTATGAGTTCTCGTTTAGGTCACTCTGTTGATGTTATGCAACGTACATATATGCACTTATTTCCAGAATCTCAGGATGATATTGTT